CTCTTCAGTCACTGGCTTAGTAAAGAAAGGTGCAGATTTGTAGTCACTAGGCCTGTCGTAGAGTTCACTTGGTAGTATTCTGTATACCTTTTCTAAATTAGTAGCAGGACGATTGTCGACAAGTTCAACCGGCTGAGGTGACAGTTGCATCTGGGCTTCTTTGAGATTAATCTCCAGCTGACTAACAGCGTCAATAGCACCGTATCTTCCTACTTGAATGGCCCATTCTTCAAAGACTTCTAAGCTTTCTTTACCTGCTGCTCCTAGCTTATCAAACATCTTAGACAGCACATTCTTAGTACCCTTGTCTTGAATCATACCTTGATAAAACTTGTACTGAGATATGTCGTCGTTGATAATGTTTGCTAGGTACCGACGCTTTTGGTATCCTGTTAGGTGCTTGGCCATTCTTTGTAACTCAGCATCAAAGCCGTCTGTATCTAAGTCATAGAAGTCAGTAAATTGATTGATTCTGTAATCAAAGTTGGTAATAAGCTCTGCTTCGGGCTTCTCACTTAATCTAAACCAAAGAGTAGGATTAAATTCTTGAGAGCCAGGTGCATTTTCAGTTGCTACGTAATAGAACTGCTTGTACTTGATAAGACTACCAATACGGAAATCTTTCCAGCTTTCCCATTCAGTAATTACTGCACTGTCATACACAAATCCTGGAATATTTAGACCGCCGTTCCAATCGCCTGAGCGATATCCTGCAATCTTAATTCTGTCTCTTCTATAGCCAGTAGACGGCTCGTAAATCACGTCGTTGAAAATAGTTCTATTGTCGAGTATCACCACGTGCTCTTTTTGCACTAAAGGCAACGCAACTGAATATAATCCATCGTCGGTGTTAACTGTTTCTATACCAAAGCTATTTTCGTTACGCAATAAACTACTAAACTCAGTTTCTAACGAAAGACCGTCTGCTTTTAGCAGGCTGTATGTGTAAAAGCTGTCGAATATATTATCCACAACAGCGAAGTCTCTCTTAAACTCAACTCTATTAGCAGCAGGCGATATTGTAATCGCCGTACCAGCAGCCCATCCTTGGGTAGTCCAGAATAGAAACTCCCTAGCTGCTTGATACCAATTGTTAACTATGTTTTCTTCTGCATAATTAAAGTCAAAGCCTAGAGATTCTAAACGTTCGCCGTATCCTAACAGAAAGTCTATTACTTCCTGTGACGAAGATAATCTCTCACCGTATTGCAACGTTAGTGTCTTTCTGCTATCAAAGGTTTTCTTAAAGTTTGCCGTCTTACCGCCGCTCACAGGCAATTTAGGCAACTTGGCTAGGTTAGTTATGGAAAAGACAGCAGTTGACGTAAATCTAGTAGTAGCACGGTAATAGACGTTATTGTGTTCTACTACTTGACCTTCATAATACAGCGTGTCTGTTTCCCATAAAGAAGGAATCTCAGATATTCCTCCTACAGTAATATCTACGCTAGTAGTTCCAACCTTAGGTGCATAATAGTCCAACAACGGAAATTCGTTGTTATATCCTCTAAGTATGAATCCACTAGCAGACTTCTCGATTACAACGCCGCTATACACCACAAAGTCAATAGGTGAGCTAGTATTGAACACCACTTGGTAGTTTTCTTGTGGAACAAACACTCCTGCCCGGTCGCTTTGGTTTGGTGTAGTGCTTTCTAGCACTAGATTTATTTTAGACTTGTCGCTGAAACCTGCAAGTTTAAATCCTAACTTATTTCTCAGTGACGTAAACTGCGACTGATAATCTGAATAAACAGAAAGAACGTCGCCAGCTACTAGGTTGTAGATATAGTTTACAAACCCGCTGGTCAATACCCTCGATTCAGCCAATGCTGTATTTGGAAATACTACGTCTTTATTCGAGATAAATTTCAAAGTCTCTGTGTATATGCGCTGTCCTGCTGGGTTTGTTTCAATTCTACTAACATCAAAACCCGCGCCAAATACTTTTGCAGGCTGGTTTAGAAGCATAGTCGTTAGCACCGAGAACGGATAATGTGAGCTTCTTCTCCATGCAGTTTCAACAGGTGCCTGGTCACCAAACTTAAAGTTCTGGGTGCTTAATCGTAACACAAAGTTTTTAACATATCCGGCATCTAGAGGAGATTTTAACTTGCCTTGGTTGTCTGACGGAATAAAATTGACCAGTCCGGGCCTTGCATATTTTTCAAGAAATACAATCTGCTTTCCAGGTTCTCTAACAATTCCTTGTTCTAGATCACGCCACAATATAAGGTTGTCGCTGGTATACGGTGCAGATCCGTATACCTCATCCCACCACATAGGCTTTATTCTAAGGCCCAACAAGTGCCATGGATGACTGTGCGGAGTGTCTGTGTCATACGCACGTTTATACACTGCTCTCCAAAAGCCCGGAACATCCTTTTCTATCGGATTATTAGCATTAGTATAGTTGTAGGTAAATTCATTGGTTCTACTGTAGAAATAGTTGTCAGTATAATCGTTGTCAATTAGCTTGAGCCATTGTGTAAACTCAGGAGACAAGCTTCTATTAATCTCTGCTGCTGTAAACGCCGACTCTCTAAAGTCGCCACCAAAGAACCCGTCTACATCGATTACGTCTGCAGACCACTGCACCTTAATATTGTTGAATATACGCTTCTCGAGATCAAGCAATAGTTCATCTCTGTAGTCCAAGTAAGCACGAATATAGCTGCCGTCGTGTCCTCGTATAAACGGAACGCCTGTCGGGTACGCGTCAACCTCAATATTGTCTTCACCGCCCAGTACGTTTGCTGCGTTAGATGACATGTACAGTGTTTCAGTTAGTCCTTTAAGTCTAATTTGAAAAACCTCACCACGACTGTCTGCTGCTCTTGCTGCGCTCTTGGTATTATAAACTGGAGTAAACCATCCTCGTACAGCGCTAGAATCTGCATTATCAACTTCGCCATATACTTTATAAGGACCAGCATTGCTTGGTGCAACAGTTTGATACGTGTCGTCTATTGTTATTTCTGGTTCAAATTTAGGATAAAGCCCTAGTTTAGTAGGAGTAGGAGCAATAAACGACCCATCTGATGATTGGTAATCTACAAACTCAAGGAGGTCGTTTTCTTGTTGTCCAGCAGAGACCTCAGCAAAGCCTTGGGCGTTAAACGTGTAATCTCTGCCGTGAATAAGCTGCTGGCCGTTTAAGTAAAGTACAACACTGTTAGCTGACAGGGTGTCTAAGTTAAACTCACGACTCAGTGCATACATTTGCGTCCTTGAATCTAATACGTTGTACTCGACAATAGTACTAGGGCCATACGCTACCATGTCAGAGAAATAAAACGGCTGTGTCTTGATTTTATCTTTGTTAACATGCTTTAGTATTTTATCAACGTGTATTCGCGTGTCACCGTCAAAACCTAAACTACTTGCTGTGTCTAAAAACACTCGTTTGAACTTAGCGTATTCGTCTCGACTGTAACGCAATGCTTTAACAATGTTATAATCTTTGCTGGTCAAGTGATACAACGGAAAGTTAATTGAGCCAGTGTGCTTAACAAAACGTTTGCCGAATCTACCAACGTCGCCTAGATCCCTTAGATTTCCTGGTCCAGGAAACGAACCTAAAAAGTCAGGAAGTTCTTCAATTAATGAATCAACATGATCTACAACTTCTCCCAGTGTAAAGTCAGCAACATCGTCATTGAGAGGATTGCGTTCTAAGTTGTGCGGGAACTCATAATATCCGTTATTATTCTTTACTGTCTTTGAATCAGTTTTAATTTGTACAACGTCACCAGAACTTAATGGTTGGTAAAATCTTACAAACGCTGACCTATTAACTCTATCAATTTCGTAGTCTTTATTTTTAACTTGCAGATTGTTGTTTACATATACAATTACTTTTAGATCAGTTAACAACCCTGCATCTTTATAGACGTCAATGCTATAGTTGTTGTTTTTAATATTTGTAGCATCGTACTGTCTAATTACATATTGCTTAGACTTAACTGGTGTACTCGCCCAAGCGTTAACCCATTTAAAATTAACTCTAGTTGAGTACTTTCTTAGTAACGCGCGATCTGTTTTTACTTCTATTAACTCCTCGCCTAATTGATACGAGAATGTATCACTTAACAGATTAAAATCAAATAGTATATCACCTGAGTTCTCAATGTTTCTGTAGGACAACGGAAACCCTAGCTGAGGATCGTTAGCACCGGTGCCTTGTCTATAACTAAACAGCGGAGTGCCGTTGAATGTAGAGCTGTTAAAAAAGCCTGTATCTTCTAGTCTATTTCCGTCTCCGCACTCGCACAAGTCAAACCGAGGTGGTTGATTTAACTTTTCTTTTTTCTGTCCTAGTTTCCAAACAGCACCGTCGTAATAAAAGCTCGAGCCGGCGTACTTGTTGCCTTGGGTTACAAAAACAGTTTCGTACTCTAACGGAACACTATCTTCTGTTTCTACTAGACTAATTTGCCTTCTGTTGCCAACGTCTATAAAATTTACTTCGTATATTTTGCCACTAACTAGGATATCGGTGTCTGCTGTAAACAACACACGAGTGCCTTGTGTAAAATCAACGCCGTCTACGTTATATCCTATCTGTCCTTCAATTGTAGAAAATATATCGTTTGTAAAGTCGTCGACAAGAGATACGTCTAGCTTTGCTTCAGTACCAAAATTATAAAGTTTCAGTCCTGCTTCAAACTCGATAATAGGTCGCTTGGCTCTTGCCTCTTCGTCAATGTTTATTGGAAGACTATTGTCAGTAAAGCTAGCCGATATTACATCTCTGTGGAACCATCTGTTGTACCTTGACCACGCATTCCTGTCATTACTTGCTCGATTAATAACCAAGTAATCTTTTGACGCAGCGTAAGAACTTGCGTCAGCAAACGGAAATATGTCAAACTGGTCTGTGTCGTACGGAATTAGTTTGTTAGTAGCATACGCCGCTGGAATTATTAGATCCGAATCTTTAATTAGCCGTATGTTAGTTCCTACCCCCTCAACAAACCACTGACTTTCACTATATTTTTCCGGAGCAATGTTACCAACAAACGTAAGCTGCATTCCGTTGCTTAGCAGCAATCCGTTAGATGTTCGGTAAGTTTTCTTACCTAGGATATCGTTATCTACGTCAAGGAAAGTGTTTTCTTCGATATCGTAGATGCGGAAAAGTCCGCTTGTATCTATGTTATTCTTGCTGATATAATATAATCGGTCTGGCGAATTGTAAGGGATTGTAAACTCGATTGTTCCCTTTTCTACATAGACTGTGGCTACTTCCTCACCTGCTTCGCCCAGCTTACGGATTCCATCGGTGTAGAATGTTGACACATTTTCATCGTCAATAAACTCTACACTGCCGCTGCTAGGCAGTATAATAAAGTCCCCTTGATCGTATTCGTTGCCATAAAGAGATGAATCAAATAAGCCGTTGTCTCTTAACCCTTCTCTGCCAGCAGTAATAACAGCGCCGCCGGGCGTAAAAGTTCTGCTGATCGAAAATGCAAGAGGATACCCCGGGGTGTCAATTTCAAAGCGATACTTCTGTCCTCTATAGAGTTTCAACGTTGGGTCTCGCGTCAGCACGTCGTTAAACAAGTAAGAAGTATTGCCACCTTCGTCCACAGTAGTAACAGTGTAAGTACTTACTACATCGCGCTGGTTTCCGGCAACTTGAATAGAAAGCGGCCCATTTGGAAGCCAGTAGTATTCGCGGAAGTTAACAAACTTATCATAGTCAATATGCGGATCCCACGCATGGGTCAACTCCTCGTTAAGCCTGCTAGCATTATCGGTATTTGCCCCAAAGTATCTCAAAGAACCGAGATAGTCGTTATAATCTTTATAGAAAGTAACGTTGTCTAGATCATCTTTAATAACAGCAGCTGGTTCAAGTTGGTAGTTGCCTCTGTCAACACTTACATCGTCGAGGTAGTTGTCAGTGCTTTTATATGCCTTTGCTGTTTTTCGACCCACAAAGCCATTTAATTTTTCAGCAACACCCGGTTGTATAAGCTGATCTATAGTTCCTTGTAGAAACTTCTTATTAGCTTCTGTCTTAAAGAATTTAGGAAGCAAGTCTGCTGCTGTGCGCTTGTCGTTACCCGGAATTGGAAGTGGGCTTTCATTTTGACTATCGTTGTACGCCATTATTAACTATGTCCTTATCTAGATGTAATGCCTGAAGTAGCTGCGTTAACGCTAGTTATCACATTACCGCTTGCTTGCAATTCTGTTGCTGTTAGTTCGTCTATAATTTCTACATCAGAAACACTAGCAGAACTAATAAAAATTTCGTCGAGCTCGGATTTAATTTCAAACAAACTTCCGAACGTTTGTGAACCTTGTCTTGGCACTATTACAATACTGGATAACTGCGGTGTTAACGAGTTCATAATATATGCACTCAATTCTTGAAAATAAAACGTTTCGCCAAAGTCCCAGTTTTCAATAGCAAAGAATCGATTAACTGCTTCAATAATATCTGCTTTTAACACATTTTCATTCACTACTAATGATCTGTTTCTAACAATTTTAATCTTGACCTGCAGATCGTTCATTGCTTTCTCACCAAACAGTATCTTATATTTAACTGGATGATAAATAATTTCATCACTAATTGATTTAACTGCACTTATGCCTGCACTGTAAGATCTAAACAAGCTATCACTGCTTTCAGGTCTAGGTTTTACTGCAATTGATCCTGCAACATATTTTCTAACTTCGTCGTCGTAATTCTTGGTTAACAAATACGTATCAATAATATTACTGGCGCTTGGGTCAATTCTATAATTGCTGTCTGCAACATGTACATAATGAAACTTTAATCCTGCCCTTCCAAAAAATGCTTGAAATTCTGTATTAATAGTTGTGTTATTTAATGCTTTATTTAACGTCTTAAATACTTGCTCTTCAAACAGATAAAATACCTGCCCTTCTTCTTCAGCACTACGAATAATATTTGACTCGTTATCAATCACTTTAACTGTGTTGTTGCTATTATTAAAATATCTAAAGTCTTCAACTCCGTCTGTGGTAATAAATCTTTTCTGAAAAATTAACTTAGATTTTGCAGAAATAGTTGGTTCAATAATCCTGACAAAAAGATCAGGATCGTCAACCACGCCGTCATCATCTAGATCCGAAAATTGTACTTCAATCTTTCTACTATCTACATATCCTTCGTTATCTCTATATGCATTGGTGATATTCCAATTAAAATCTCTAGTAAAGCTGCTAGCGTTGTCAGGCTGCTTGTTAATACTTAATATCTTTATCGCGTCGCGAGCAATTTTTCCAGTTTTGAAATTAAATATCTTGTCAGAACCGTCAAACATAAAACGTATCTCATCTGCACTTTCAAAAACATACCGTAAACCACGATAGGTAATCGTATAAGTTTCGCCGTTGGTCTTGAAGTAGATAAGCCAGCTTGCATCAAGGTTACTGCCACTCGTGTCTCCTGCTTTACCTGTACTAAAATTAGCAATAGTGTTAATGTCTGTCGCTAATATTAATTGCCATTCTCTATCATTAACATTGTACCTCAACGCATAATCCCTGTAAGCAAAGGTTTGATCAATTATTTGCGTCTTTAAGTCATTAGTTAGTGTCCTAGAAAACTTTGGAATAACTTGTGTTAGTTGTGCATTGTCCGGAATAAAGTCTACTATTGTCACTGGTCCGTTGCTGTTAACCGTTAGTTCGTTGCCAGCGGCCTCTACAGCAGCTACTTTAGTCCACAAGTAGTTAGTAGCACCATTTGCTGTTGCATCAGCTGTATAAGTGCCGTTGGGCAGGAAGTATTGCTGTACTCCGTTAACAACAGGTGATATAAATTTAAGTAATGTGCCGGACTCTACCAAGCGCAAGCTGTTGGCCGTAAAGACTCCTAACGCATACGCCGAGCTGTCGATATCTTCAATAAACCCCGTAAACTGATTAGTAAATCTGGTTGTATTTTTCCACGTAGCGTTAAGGTCAGATACAATTATCCTTGGAAATTCTGAATAATAAAAGTTCCTAAGATTAGGACTGTTGATAATGCCTTCTATATTGTTAACAATAACACCTTCAATATCACTTTGTGACGAAAAGGAAAACTGCGACCTTACTGTATAAGCTTCTTTATATACAATACCATCATCTGCAAACAGACTGGTGTTAGAATACTTTCCGCTAGCATCATTTAGATCAAAATACCTGCTAATACCGCTGCTTATTCTATTAACGCTCTTGGTCTTGATTATATCTTGGCTCGCTGCAAGAGGGCCAATATTGTAATCTTCTCCAGTAATTAACCTATTTTGTGTATAGTAGGTTGCAGGAGCATTCTGTTTGATGCTATCATTGGTTTCTGTCGGCGTTCCGTTAGACACTGTATAATTTAAACGTAAGCCAATTGTAAGTTTCTCAATAGAACCAGTACGACTCTGGTAAGGAATCTCAATGTTAACGTTTCCTATTGCCCCTGGCGTTATTACGCTTGCTCTGTTTGAGCTGGTTCTGTAATATATCTTAAAATTGCCTGCTGGTAAATTACCAAAAACACCGTCACTAAACACTAGGTTGATTCTATCACCTATACGAGTAGCAACAGAGTACACATTCTGTATGCCTTCAAAAAGACTGTTGTAGATAATGTTGTTGCCTTCTACAGCGGCTAGTTTAGACCAAGCAGTAGTTTCAAATCCGTTGGTATCTACGTTGTAAAGCCACACGTCGTCATTATTGATGTTTTCAGCATCTATGCTAATAATTTGGTTAGGAATAGGATTAGTTACAGAGAATATCCCGTCGTCTAGTTTTCCTTGACGGAAATGCATAAAAAAACCAGTATTATTAGAGCCAGCGCCTTGGCCATCATCTCTAAACAAAAATGCAGGACTAGTACCTGGCAACGGTGGTTCTTCTCTTATAGCACCATTAGAAAAATCTGTAGACACTACTTCGTATTGTGTGCTCACACCTTCAATTGTCTTAGTAAAAGGAAATGCAGGTACAGCGGTGTTAGTAGCGTTAAGTCTATATTTTTGTGTTTGTACACCGTCAATATTTTCTGACTTTAGTGGACTTCCGATTGAATTAGTAACAGGTAGAGCTGCGTTTACTATTTTAATAAATTGTTCAAAAAAGTTATTATTACTTTGGTCGTTCCAGCGTATTACAGAACCTGCAAGGTTGACACCAGCACTGTCAACAATCGTTTGAGTCGTCTTTACTGTTGTGATTTTTAACAAACCGTTAGCTGCTTGGTTTCTACGAGGATTGTACGCCAGCATACGTGCGAGACGCAACACGCTTTCTCTGCGTTCTGCAGTCTCAAGGAAGTTTTCTCTGGCGTTTAGGTCGATTCTAAACGACAGATTTTGCCCAAGAAATGCGATCATGTCGATTAGAGCAAGGTACTCGCTTGATTCGATATAGTCGTTAAAATCTTCTGGGTAGTTCTGTCGCAGATAATTAATCATAGTTCTACGCAGGTTATCAAAATCGTAGCTTTGGAAGTCAGCGTTTCTAAAACTCTGATAAATTCTCTTCCAGTCTTCTGCTACTAAAAGTCGTGTTTGTCTATCTGTTGCAGACATAAATTAGATTCCTCGTTAACTATGATATTTATCAGAATAGAAAAACTGCGTACTTAATTAAATTAAGCCGTTTCTTTGATCAAATGTAAAATTTACTGATTCGGAGATGTCGTAGGGGAGATAAGTGAGTTCGCAACTAATAGATATTCCGTGCTCATAAGTATCAACTACAACTTGCTTGGCTGTTAACCTAGGGTCATAGTTAATAATTGCAGTCACATTTTGTATAATTGCTTCTTGTACAGCAGGAGTAAAAGGTTCAAATAATAAGTCCCAGATAATACAGCCAAAGTCAGGATTTGATAACTTCTCACCTTGGCGGATGTGAAAATGGTTTATTAAATCTTGCTTAATTAACGCAAAATCATACAACGAATATCCTTCGTTAGTATTTGCTACAGTACTAAACCCACGATAGGCCCTACCTGTAGAAGTAGTGGTCTTCGTGGGAGTTACTCTTACTCGTTGGTATAGATTCTTTTCTAAGCTGCTCATGCTGTATTTAGCAGCTTAGATAGGCTCTTCGTTATCGTTAGGAGATCCGTCAATGTGTTGCGGTCCTGGTAGATTACTATCGTCTATACCACTAGGTCCTTTGGTTTCTGCCTTCTCATCTGGTACTGACGGTACTCCATCGTCCCTATTATTTGATGGTCCTTTTGGTATAAATCCTTTACGGAACTTAAACGCTCCTCCTTCGCCTTTGTACGAGCTAAAGTGCATGGCATCATCAATTGACTGCCACGCACCGCCCCATCCTAAGCCGTGTTTATTTGCAAGTTCTAACGTGTTTTTAGGCATATCGGTAATTGGGGCATTTGACGGGCGTGGAGAATAAAATCCGTTTGGTCCGTTGTTAAACACCGGGTTAGGCGGGTTAATGTCAATCGCGCCGCCGCTAGCATGTATCGACCAGCTTGCTCCGCTCACTGTTTGTCGTTTAGCGTATCCTAACAGCGTTTTTATTTGATAACCGGTTGCTTCAAGGTCGTCGATAAACCCCTGGAAGTTTGTTACAAATACTTCTGCCACTTGCGCTGTCTTTCCTGACTTGGTTTTGATGGTTCCAAGAGCACCGTCACCAACAAAGAACCGCTGGGTAACGTTAGATGGATCGCCCCTAGTGTCGTCAATCTTAGCACCGTTTGCGTAGGAGATTATCGCATTGTTCGATGTTACTGTATTATTAGAAATAACAGAATCCCCAGTACCGCCGTCGAAGTTTTCTCCGCCACCGCTGTTGAAAACTGTCTGACTAGAACGTGGTCCTAGATTCTTAGTAAACGCATCCGGCGTTATAATCCTGTCATTTACTGCAAGACCGCCTGGATCTTCTCTATCAGTTTGTTCTTTCTTGTACGCCTGAGGATTCATGTTTTCGTGGTGCGACCAAGGCTCATGCTGTGGCGCTCGTGTTACGATACTTTCGTAAGGAACAGGTTTCGCTGCTCCAGGGAACATATACGGCAGCGTGATCGTAGGCAATTGATTTGCTTTTTCAGCGTCAACTGCGTCTTCTGCTTTTAACGCAATCTGTACAGCTTCAATTGACCGTACGCCCGGAACCGATTTACCCGAGTTCCAATGTATTTCGGCAGCATCACCTGTTATAATAGTGTCGTCTAAAAGATTAATTCCTTTAACTGATTCAAAGTGCATTGAATCTTCTTTAGTCTGCAACGTAATCTTTTTCTTTACTGTAGTCTTATATTCATCTAGAATATCTTGGCTTAGGAACCCACCAACGTGCAAACGACTATTTGTTTTAATAGTAACGTCGCTGGTTTTCGCATGCAACATATACGCCAAGTCAGCGTTATCGTGTATCGTTTTGCTAGCAGTTCTAAATATACTGTTAGCTGCTTTATGATGAATAGACTTATCTGACGTATTATTAATATTCTGTTTTGCATGAAGGCTGTAAGTTTGATTCACTAGTTCGTTTGAGTCTATACCTACTACAACATCGCTATTAGATTCTACAGTTAGTTTGTAATTATTGCCCACTAATATATTAGTATCCCATGCACTTTCTAACTGAATCCTGCCGCTTTCTTTATTGTCTAAAAACTGAACATCATCTGAATAACGAGCAGTTGCTTTCATATTAATATTTCTGCCAGCGTCTATATTAAAATCACGCTCCGCAGTAAAGTTAATATCCGCGTCTGACATTATTGAAATGCTGTCCTGTGCGTGTATATCTATCTTTCCGTCTGATGTAAATTCTAACCACGCTGTGCCGCGGCTGTTTCCTATGTATATTAAATCCTCAGAGTTGTGTAGTACGATTTGATGTCCAGTTCTAGTCCTAAATCGTAACAATTCGTTTTGCGGTATTGTTTCGTCACCACCAGTCTCGCCTGCTAGCTTATTAATATAAATCGGCGGGCCATCTTCTGCGTGAGTTTTGCGTATTAACTTGTCGTCGCCGTCGTCCATAACAAAACTAGAGCCGCCTAGTCTACTATAAGGAACAGAAGCTTGTTTTTTATCTGCACCTATTGGCGACTTAGGTGAGCCTTGACGTTTGTCTCTTGGTCCAGGGGTTGATATACCAAATACCATAGACGGTACTTCTCTGCGAGCAGAAGTAGTAGTTGTGCCTCTTACTTCGTCAAACAGTAATCCTTGTACTTCTAAGGTCTTAGTAAAGTCTTTATTATAAGGCTTGTTAAACAAAGTAGGATCTATAGCTTCGCCTGTTTCAGCTAATTTGTTGTATTCGCCCACAGGAAGCTTGGCACCTTTTAAATCTGAAGGTGTTCCGCTGGTGGTTATAGCAGTACTTGCTCTGCCATCAGGCACCATGAAATTCATATAATCGTCTTGTATGCAGCCAAGCCAATAACCGTAGTTAGCATTGCCTTCAGCAAACATAACTAGGACCTTTGCTCCTATGTCAGGCGGGACTGCCCAGAATCCATAACTCTTTTGTGAGTTTGCATATCCGTCTTGTGGTGTTAAACCACTACTCGGCGTTACTCCGTAAAACGGACTTAGATAGCGAACGGTTATTATTTCTCCGCTCTTTAACGGAGTATTCGCACCGCCTGTGTATTTTAATATTTCAACCTCTAACCCTCCCATAAAGCGAGGATCAAGGTTATTTACAACTACTGCTTCATAAGGTCCTGAATCTTTTATTGTTGTGCTGTTAACTGCCGAGCGGCGATATGAGCCCTGGGACATTTAATACTCCTAATTATTTGGGTTTCTTGGTCACAGGTTCCGGTGACATTTGTTTATTAATTTGTGTTCTTGGTTCTTCTGTACGGTCTTCTTTAGTTGATGCTGCTGCGTATGATGCACCTTTTCCACCCGGTGCAGTCTGATCCTTGTTACCAGTAAGAGCTGAACTTACTGAACTTTCGTCAGTTATGTCTGCGGTTCCTCCTGGCGGGACTGCACCTGAATTAGTAATAGCTACTTTTGCTGGGCCGATGTTGCCGTTAATAACTGGGCTAGCTGCTGCTGCCCCTGTGCCGTAGATTAGCATATCCTTAACCGAATGACCTGTTCTAAAATCGTAACGATCGTCTAGAGGGTCAATTAGTTTGTAATCATATACATTTCCAACAGACGGCAGCTTGTTTGCAGGTAAAGGTCGTGCACCGGCATTACCGCCGGAAAACGCACCCACACCTACTCCGGCAGCAGTAGACGCAGTTTGCGATTTAGGTGAGGATCCTATCGCAGCAGTTACTCCGTTTAGTCCAGTAGGAGACGTTGATACGTTCTTTGCAGCGCCAGGTGCTAGTTCGAGAATATCTTCTAATTCCTGGTAAAGTGTGTCCGGATCGTGTTTAGTATTATTAAGCTCATCATCAGAATAATAACTCTCACCTTTAGTTACTGCGCGATAATAGCCTGTCATCGGATAAGGTACTGGAATACTAGCAAATTCCTGGGCTAGCTGAATCATAAATTTATCAGATTTCAAGCTTTTGCCTAGCCATTCTTCCAGCTTCCTTACCTTTTTAAGACGATCAATCATAAGAGCGTCTTGAATGCCAGCAGTAAACTTAATTTCAGTTGCGCTTAACCCTAGATCTTTTACACTTTGTTCTAGGTCTTTGCGCACAAACTGATATCTGCCCACTGCGTTAGACTTAAATTTTTCTTTAATTCTTGACAATTGAAATCTTGAAACTTCAGCAAGTGTCATTTGCACCAACGACGATTCAGTACTACTAGGCCAAAGTGTAATATAAGGATTTGCTCCGTTAACAGCTTCTCCTCTGCCTATGATATCCAGCAGTGCAATATGCTGTGCAGTAATTATTATTTCTGACATTTATTTTCCCTATGACAGTTTACTTATAATGTGTTGTATAACCTTTGAGTAATTTAGACTGCATTACCGACGATTTTGGCTGTTAATAGCGTTACTTCGTTGAATTGAATCTACAAGTTTTTTCTGGTCATCCACTTGACTCTTTCTGTTTACTGGCGATTCGCCTGTTGCGGGATTAGAAAACACGCCGTT